TTCGGCGTCGCCTGCTGCGTAGGTCCACGGGTTGTGGATCATCAACATGGCGTTGGAGGCGATCACCACCCGGTGCGCGCCGCATACCGCGACGCTGGCTGCACTGGCCGCCAGTGCATCAATGCGGCCGGTACAGCGCTCGCCTAGCCGCGACAGGGCGTTGTGCATGGCCAGACCGTCAAACAGGTCACCGCCGATGCTGTTGAAGGCGGCGACCACCGGTGAGACGCCGTCATCCATGGCGCGCAGGTCTTGCACGAACTGGTTGGCAGTGATACCCCAGGCACCGATCTCGCCGTAGACGAACACTTCGATCACTCGTCCGGCGGCTTCGCCATTGGCCTGCAGCGCGTACCAGGTTTTGTCCTCAACCTGCACACGCTGCCCGGCTCGGTTGTAAATGCGCGGTCGCGTTTTTTTACTCATGGTTGTTCCTTGTCGTCGATGGTTACGACGGCGTCGAGAGTGTTGTAATTGAGGCCAAGAGCCGTGGACCGGGCCAAATCAGCCGCGTTTTCCGCGTCGACCGTTTCCGCGTCGTAGCCGGTGCGTAGAACCATTTCACTGCGAGAGGCGAAGCCTGCTTGCACTTCCATCCGCCGAGCCTGAACGTCCTGCACCGGTTGGATATAGGCCCAGCCTTGCGGCACCCAGCGGGTACGCAGGTATTCACGGCGCCGCTGTGCGTAGTCGTCCAACACCAGGGCGCCCGACAATACCGCCATGTCCATCCAGGCGGCCCGGACCGGGCGGCAGAGCTGGTGCACGTAGACGCCGAATTGCAGCTGTTCCAGCCGCCGCCGAAACTCGTTGAGCACCACACGCAGCGCGCGGTCGTTAATTTCGCGCATGTCGCCGGTGAGAATCTCGTAAGGCGTGCCCGTCCCCGCCGCCGCAGCCATCAGTTGCTGTCGCATGAAGTCCGGATAGTTGTTGCCCGCATCCGGTGGCTTGGAGAATTCGACCTCTTCACCAGGCCCAAGCTCCTGCATGGTGCCGGGCTCCAGCGCGACCATTGGCGTGAAGCCGTCGCGATCAAGACTCAATGGCTGGCCCGTGACCGGATCCCTTGGCACCGGTCCGGAATCGGGAGCCGGTCGACTGATGAAGCCGGCGAACAGGTTGGCCACCTCTTGCCGGAACAGCACAGCATCGTCGTAGTTATCCAGACTGCGCAAGCGCTTGAGCACTGGCGACAATCGCGGTACACCGCGCAGTTGACCAGGCTCGACCGGTTCGAAGATGTGCAACACCTGCGAGGCCGGCACCCGCACCAGTTGGTTGTAACCGGCGTTCAGCGACGTCGCGTCACGCGGGTGCGACAGGTACATCCAGTAAGCCACCCGCTTGCCACCGGGCGTGAACTCGATCCCGGCGCGGATGACGTTGCCGTTTTTGGTGGTTTCGAACTTGTCATGCGGCACAAACTCCGGGGCCAGGATCTGAAGCTGCAACGGTACCGCGAGGCCTTCGTCCAGGCTGCGTGGTCGTAAGCGCACGAAGCATTCACCCGAAGTTTCGACAGTGCGGGCAACGAGCGCCTGCTGGCCGTTGAAGTCGGTGCGCTCATCGGCGTCCGACTCATCGACCCAGTCTTCCCAAAGTTCCTGCAGCAGTTTGCGCAGGACGTCGTCGTCGGTTTTCGGCCTCGGTGTGATGCCGCTGCCGATCAAGTTGCTGACGCGCTTGTCGATCACATTGAAGGCATACGGGTCATTGCGAACCGCTGCCCGGGAACGCGAACGCAGGTTGCGCAGTGCCGGGGTGTTGATGCTGTTGATTCCGTTGTCGGGAGCATCCCAGCCAGTGGATCGACGGCCCTCTCCGGCGCCTTCGTAACTGGCCTTGATGTTCGACGGCAGCACGAATCCATTACGGGTTAGCGTCGGATAGTGACGGGCCATTACACGCCTTTGCCTCCGTGGTAGAGCCTGACCACGCGTGAGCGCGGGCCGGCTGCATTGATCAGCGAGGAGCGGATTTCCTCACGAGCCTTGAGCAGCTCATCGACGGTGCGGTATTCCACGGTACGATCGGTGTAGCGCACGGTTTTCTCACCGCGAGCAATGGCCGCCTCAACTGCGTCGAGGTGCTTTTGAGTAAAGGACATGAGTTCTCTCTAAAAGAGCTACAGAGGGAGGGGGCAATTCAGACGAAGCTTTGACTCCGTGATTGGATGTCTTGACGGAAATTGCCACCCGCAAGAACATGCGTTAGTGCTTCTGCCAATTCGTCGGTAGCAATACCGGGCAGCCGCAATCGCCAGTAAGTTCGAGCCCGCACCCAATCCATACGTCCAGTGAGCTGATCCGCTATTATGCGGCGCAGTTCACTCTGCAGCTCTGCAGAAGCCTTCACCTTTTCTATAATTGATTCGGAGTTTTGTGACATGGCTGTCTCCAATATTGAGATGTTCGATGACATCACCGGCAAAATTTTCGCCGCGCTGTACCAAAGTTTTCCTGTGCCCAGCTACTTGATGGCGGATTCCTTCGTTGATGGGGCTTTGAAGTTCAGCGAAACACACGGGATGGATATGCCGACCCAAGAGGCGGAGTTCTTCATTGCAACAGCAGAGTGGTTGATCCAGGCTGGCTACTTGACTGGCACGCCGTACCCTTACTTACGTATTGAGAATGCGGTGCTCACCGCCAAAGGCCTCGAAGTTCTCAAAGCGATACCTGATAGCGTCAGTTCGAAGGTTTCAATCGGGGAGCAATTGGCGAGCACTGCCAAGGACGAAGGCCCCGAGGCTTTTAGAGGACTGGTTGGCCAAGCCCTTGGGATTGGTGCGCGGCTAATCAGCCCAGTGTTCGGACTGAGTTCATGACTCAACGTCTCTTCAAGTAGCCACTACTGGAGCTGCGGCGTTGAGGTGGAGCTGCGGGTCGCGACGGTACAACCGGTGCAGCTTTGTTCTGCGGCGCGGGTTGCGCTGCAGCCACGGGGCTGGCCTGCCCAATGTTGCTGACACGTTCGCCCTGAACAGGCTTGATGCCCAGCGCATCGTCAAACAAACCAGACTGAGCCAGTGACTGACGCACCCGCTCCCAGTCGTGTTCCTTGTAGCGATTGAGGCCCAGGTAATGGGCCATGGCCAGGCAGTACACCATCAGGTCGAGCGCCTCGTTGCGTTCGGCCTTGCCCTTGACCCATTCGATCCGCTTGTGGCCGCGCACGTAGCGCGCGATCTTGCGCTCCGCCACGCACTGATCGAAGAAGTCATCCGGCAGGTCATTGGCAAAGTGCAACGCACCTGGTCCCGACTCGAACGGATAACGGTTGTAGATCCAGTCCTTCGCCGTGTCGGTACCGACAAACCAAAGCTCGGCGCCGTTGCGTTCGGTCTGTCCTTTCCAGGTGACGTCGACCATTGAAGGACGCTGTGCAATCACCGGCCTACCGGGCTTGCTCGCCCCCTTGATGGCGAACACGTTTCGCCAGCGGCGAACGCGGCAAAACTGGTAGACCTCATCGGTGTGGTGACCGCCGGAGTCGACAGCCGTCGCGAGAATGCCCAGGCCGACACCGCACGGATGGCGATATTTAGCCTTGAGCAATTCGTCCAACGCTGCCCAGGTACGTTCGTCAGCGGGATCACCAGCGACAATCTGGAAGTCGACGACCCAGCGTTCCATGCCCACGCCCCAGCCCATCGCCATGAACTCTAGGCGGTTGGCCTGAACGTCGACAGCGCCAGTGAGCATCAGCACGGCGGACGGCAGCGAACCGAGGGTGAAGCCTTCCAACCGCGCCCGGGCTCTTAGCGTATCGGCCTTGGTTTGCTCTTGCGCGCTGTCCCAGACCTTTGCCAGACGGGTGTTATAGAACACCTGCATCGGCTCAAGGTCGCCTTTGGCCTGGGCCTTCTTGGCCTTTTCGAATTGCTTGGCCAGCGACTTCCAGTCCATCCAGCCGAGCGGCGAATACAGCGCATTGAGATGGAAGCCGACTGTCTCGCCATCACCCTCGGCATGGGCACGCCACTCACCCTTGGAGAGCATTTCACCCTTGTGGTATTCGTCGATCAGCACGTCGCACTCGGGCCCGGCACACTCGTAATGCACCACGCTGAAGTCCTTCGAGTAATGCAGGCGCTCCCATTCGAGGATTTGCATGTGCCCGCAGGTGGGACACGGCACGTAGTAGTAACGTTGGTCGCTGCCCTCGAACAG